TGTGCGGGGTTTTCCTTGTCTCGTCTACCTCGATTTTCTTTCAATTTAAACATTGTTATTTGGCAGGTGCACTCACACACCAACCACATGCGGTAATTAGAACGTAAATGACGTTTTTCACAACATGGCGGATGGCACCGAAAGGTGTGTAACGGTTGTTAGCGCTCCCGTTATTTTGCTTTGAGTAATTGGTGGTTATGAGAGGCTATTGGTTACTTAAAGATTGTCGCGATTACCTCAGCATCGAGGAGAAAACCTCCGCGCTATTGGAACGAGGGATGAAGTAGGTGAAATATTCCGAGATTGGTCTGGATATATCCGTTTGGTAACACATGGTGGAGCGAACCATCAGTGTTAACAGTTATGGTGTCTTTCCTTTAAAATACCAGTCGTGCCCGAATCTGTACGGCCAGCTACCGATACACGAGACGTTGCTGCTAGGCGGTGATGCGTCCAATTGGTGGAAGTTGTACCTTGTGGTACATAATCCATGCATACATTAGGTTCGCGGCTACACTTTAATGGGTATCCATGCGGCCTTCAAAAAGGCAGGTGTGCTAGTCCATTGACTAGCACGTGGTTACACCACCGTGTATTGCAACAATTGGATTAGATAGGGAAGTGATTATCTCTGTCCATTGAGTGTCAAACGTTAATCGTTATAATGAAACGTGTGCGTTATTCGTTCGGAACATCCTCAACGCTTTTGAGCGTTTTTTTATAACAAATATGCCTCACACAACTAATAAATTTAATCAGCGCGAGGCAAACTCTCATTTACTACAAGATGACAACATCATTGATAATTATTTTAATTATCAACAGGTAAGTACATTGATTATATTTCAGGCTGCTATAGATTCTGCTCCACAGATTGTGGAGGGTTCTGAAGTGGTTACGAAAGATCCTAATCAATCTGAGGTGGGCAACATTGCTACCAGAGTAGTTACTCACGATACTACCACTATTAAACCGATTAGTGTTGATAGTATTTTTAATCGTGATTATCTATTACCATTTTCTTCTGTGTGGAATACAACTGACGTGCGATTTTCATTAATTGCGCAAGTTGAATTGCCCAATCAATTTTTGAATTTGGAAAAAATTGCAGCTTATGGCGTCACTAAATTTCACGCATTATATAAATCAAATTTTCGATTTACTATTCGTACTGATGCCACAAATTATAATCAAGGTATTTTAATTGCATTTGCAGTTCCTGGAAATGTCACTTCATATGACGCTTTCAGTAACCTCAATTATGCGACTGTTACCAATTATCCACATGTTTTCTTAAATGTTGGATTGGAAAATGAAGTTTCTTTTGATGTTCCTTTTGGTCATATATATAATATGATCCCATCGACTCATTATATTGATTACATTTCAGCTACAGTGTTTGTTATGGTTTGGTCTCCTTTGGGGGCCGGTACTTCCGCACCCTCGACTTTAAATTTGTCATATTGGTTGCGGCCTATTAATACTTACGTTGCGGTCAAATCTACTTATTTGGTTCCTCAAATGTATAAGAAGGCTCAGTCGGTTGTTAAACCTATTGCGCATGCTATTCTTGACAATTTTGACGTACCTTTTGGAAGCACTATTAAGTCTATTGGAAAGATTTTTGGAATGTATGATCGTACATTATTTGAAGACGAACACCCGGAAAGCGCCCGTCCTTGTGACGAGCGAATTTTGGCTGTTAATACGAAATTTAATCAACTTGAAGTTATTCCTGCTATGGATTATCGTTATGATATCCCTATTATGCGGGACTTGATGCAATTTGCTGAAATCCCGTCGCTTGCGTTCGTTACGTCATGGAGTACTTCACAAGAGCCAGGCACTATCTTGGCTGGTATAAATGTTTCTCCTTCTTCTCCTATGTTGCTATCACAGCAAATAGCTGGAGATTCAAATGTTTATTATGCAAATAATGTTGCTGGCGTTGCGAGTTGGTTTCAATATTTTCGTGGAGACATGGAAGGTGAAGTTGTTATTGTAGCATCTTCTTTCCATCGTGGAAATTTGTTTATTGGATTTGATCCGTATGGTACAGGAGTTACTAGTCAACAAGCCATTTTTGGCTTGCCTGGTGTTTCTATGGCCATTGGGTCAAATTCAAATTCTTTACGATTTCGATTACCTTATTCCAAACACAAAGATTATTTGAATGTTATTTTCCCTGAACCTCCAGTTGATGAACAACTGGGGAGATTGTATATTGTTGTTCAAAATTCTTTGTCAGCACCAGTTAGCGTGTCGACTACAGTTGAAATATTACTGTATCTTAACACTGCTTCCAATGCTGAATTTAAATATCCTTTACCAAAAGATGAGCGAATTGCTCTATCTCAAACTATTTTGGACTATCAAGGAGAAGTTACTGAATTTTATGAACAAGACCCCCTTTCAGAGGGTTTTATTATTGGATCTCATACGAATATTCTAAATTTAATGAGACGACCTGATTATATTCGTAGTACTTTTACTAATGGAACTACTAATTTGGCTTTGGTTGGTGCCGGTGCGAGATTACCCGATGTGGGAATTCATAGAGCTCTTTCAAATTTGTTTAAATACAATTCAGGAGGAATTATTTGTCATTTGATCACTAATATCATTCGAACTCATGGTGTCGTTGCCGCTTTTCGGTATCGACCCAAATTGGTTTCACCTCAATATGGCACTGTCACTGTTGGATCTTTTCCAACTTTTTCAGATGTTTGGCAAGGTGCAGCTCACAATTTAACGCGTAGTCCTACGGTTAACTTTTTGCTGCCTGGGTATAATGAAGTTCCTTTCTTCTACAATTCGCCACAAGCGGATGGAACGAATCGATCTGAGCAGGGGTGGACTTGTGTTCTCAATATAGAAAACACATCTACTGCCTTTTCATATCAACTCACTTTTGGACATTCAGTTGCTGATGATTTTAACTTCTATTTTCCGTTGTCAATGTATAAGTTGGCAATTAAATTAGCTGCTGAACTTGTTGGAGCTGTTTTGCCTCAATTTGGTACTTCACCATCAGTCGATGGTTTTACCATTACAGCGTCAAATGTGACTGGCGTTTTGCAAGCTTTCGATAGAAATCTTGCGACGCGAGCTACTTTGACGCCTGGAACAACTGGAACTGCGACGATTCAAATTGCATTTCCCACCAATAACGTAAAACGTGTTACACGTTTATTCGTTTCCCTGACTGCGTCTGCGGGAGGGGCTGTGCAATTAATTGGCGTTCTTGGATCTACAAGAGATACGCTGACTGCAGTTTCTCCTATTACTTTGATAGCGGGATATACTGATATTGAGAGCACTACGTGGTATGATTCATACCAATTAGTGTTTACTGGATTGTCGAGTGCCGTCACGTGTCAAATAACTGAGATACAGTTGTATGTACAAGAACTCGTACCTATCTTTCCAGTTATGACGGCTAATAATGCCCCCTCAGGGTATTTGGCTGTAATTACTGGCACTGCTTATCCTACTCATGATCAAGCTTATTATGTATTCGATAATGATCGTAATACGTATTGGCGTACTGATACTCAAACTGGCACGTGTACTTTGACCTTACCCGGTTCTGGTGCTGTTGCTGTGGCTGCAACGATAGTTGGAATGCCCGCAGCTGGAACCGCTAGTGATGGGTTTTTATCATATACTTTCACACGAAATGGAACAGTGGTTGCGACTTCGGTTGCAGGACAAGCCCCATTAGCGGGAGGTGATTATGTTACAAGATCTTTCGAATTTCGTAATACCTCTCCCGGAACTATCTGGGGATTTCAAGGTACCACTTTTAACGGAAGTGGTGGGTTGACTTCAATGCAATTTTACACTTATGCGAACACACAAGTTAATAGTGTTGTTGCTCAACAAAATGCTATAGAATTTCAAATGGATAATTCATTGGATTATCAAGCTGATCTTACTTTTGGATCTTCGCTTATGAAGTCTTTGACAAGTTTAAAGTCTCTTTATTCGACGTTTAAGGCTTTCTTTGCGAATGCTAGTGGCTTCTTTACGGAAGGCGCTAATTGTTTTGTATCTTTGAACAACACCAAGAAAATTTTGAAGAAAATTCTTTGTATAGTTGAAGGAATCGTTAATGCCATTAGCGGTTTGTTCACTATACTCAATGCTACAAATTCTGCATTTGTAGCCGTTGGATTAGCTAGCATGGCTAGCGGTATTCATACCATAACTGGTTCGGTTGAACACAATGACGAACTGATCTCAACGACGGAAGAGTATTTTACTGGTACTCTAGAATTGCAAATGCAGACAGATTCCGACTATTTTAAGAAATTGTTGGAACGTGTTAAAAGCAAGTGTGCCGCAGCTGCGGAATATTTGCAAAAATACTTAAACTCGAAATACTTACTTGGAGTCGTTAAGTTGATTTTAACTAAGTATAATCATGAATATGCACAATTTATGCGCATTTATGAACGTGAAGCCGTTGAAGGAGATTCACTTGATCCTATTTGTAGGGTTGTTTGGTCTCTGATCAATTACTTCATGCATGGAAGTGATTACCATCGAGAAAAGGATGTCGCATTTAATCGTGATGTAGCCGAATTTTATAATGCTTTGGTGCATTACCGTGATAACTTTGATTCGGAAAGTGAATTTAATGGAGTGCGAGCTTCATCAGAAGTCCACTTGAAGTCTATTAAAGCTAAACACGCTGCCTTGGTAAAACGGTGTATACATGTACATCATTCTTGCCAAGCAAATTTGCGTGGTTGTGAAGTTGCCATCGGAAAGATTGAAGAAAAGCATAAACGAGCTAAATTATATATGGCTCGAATGGAACCAGTTTCCATTTACATTTTTGGGGATTCTGGAGTTGGTAAGAGTGTTGTTACAATGCACGCTTTGCCGCTTCTCCTAAATTGGATGCTAAAAAATCACAAGTATTATGCACATAAATATGTTGATTATAGCAATAAATTGTACACGGATTACCATCCTCAATTGATACACTCGTTGATTACTAGTGAACATTTGAAATTTGATTCGTTGTATAATCATCAACCGTTTATTGTGTTTGATGACATTTTCACGGAACGTACTTCACTCGATGCTGCTATGCTTACTCGATTAATAAACACGGCTCCAATGGAAGTATCAAAAGCGCATATGGATGAAAAAGGCGATGTTTACGATTCACCTTTTGTGTTTTGCACTTCCAACGAGGCCAATCCGGTAACGCGTGCGGCTGAAAGTATTCATAGTGCAGATAAAGTTGTTAGACGATTGGGACGTATGTTCAAATTGTCACTTAAAGGCACCGAGAAGTTCTCAGTTGATAAACTTGGAGCCTTAGCTGATTTGACGGTTGATGAGCGTCAACGACGATTGATAGAAATGTTAGATCGTATTTATCGTCTAACCGAGTTTGAATATTCACCCAAACAAGTGTCGCCTGTCCAAGGGCGCAATATCACTTTCTCAAATCTATTGTTAGATTTAATCGTGGAATTTGAACGTAAAGCTTCATTCATGAGTGAAAAGATGTCGCTTTTGGCTGGTTATAATGTTGATGCCATCAAATTGCAAATGTATTCTGAATCCGAGTGTGATGAATCAGATTATGAAAGTGACGATGCTTTGGAGTGTTTTCTCAAAAATCATCATGATGATGATCATTTACGTATTAGTGTAAAGCCTAATTTGGTCGATGTCACCCATCTGGATTTATCTGATCATGCTGATGAGTTGTTACGAGAGTTTGAACATGTTGATGTTACTCCGCTGTTTGAAGTTTCCTATAAACCACAACTGGAAGATGTTAAGAAACTGATCGCCTCTGATGGTACTTTCTCACAAAGATTCAAACAAAATGACAATATTAGTGACGAAATCAAAGTGTTGGTTGGTGTCATGTCTCGCAAGTATCGAACTTGGCGAGGAATTGTCAGAGAATTTAAATCTTATGCGCCTTCTTTGTCTAAAGCAGGTCAAATTGCCATTGGAGTCGCTGTTTCTGCGGCTGTAATAACTGGAATTGTGTATGGTATTAAATCTTTGTGTAGATCTGCGTCCTGCATGTTTCAAAATCTGGTGTATGATGATCGTTTGTTGAAGAAAGATATCAAACACTTACCAACCTCTCGTTTGATTCCTCAATTGAAAGCTGAATTGACTCAAGAAGACATCGATAAAATGAATAAAATTCGTAAGAACGTTGTAGAAATACAATGGTGTACTCCTGAAGGAGTTCGCCATGGTAGAATGCATGCGCTTTTCTTGAATTCAAATACTTTATTGATAAATAAGCATTTCTTTGCTGAAGAACAACGCTTGCGCAAAAGCGGGTGTAGTATTAAAGTTTCACAACCAGGAATTGGAGACACTTTCCTTAAAAGTGAAGTAGTTGCTATACCACCTGATCAACGCATTGATGGTGCTCCTGGAATGGATTACACTATTTGTAAGTTGGCTGTTAATTGGCCTAATGTTAGTAAAATTACTCAGCTTCAATATACTAAACCTACTTTGGGAAAATTGGGGGTATTGTTATCTTACGATGCTAGTCTTGACAATTCTATTGAATGGACTGGTACACTTAATGTTTACCCTATGTTGGATGGCAGTGTTAAAGGTGCTGCTATCAGTTTTCTCGATTCTAAGACTGTGTCTGGGGATTGTGGTAGACCTTATTATATTCCTGGTTACGGGTTAGTTGGTATACATACTGCTATAACTAAGGAGGGCGACTTTGCAGTTGCCACTATTGTTCCTGCTATAGACGTTGCTATTACACCATTTCGCAAAATTGAATGTCAATTGGAACAGACTCATAATCCACATTGGCATAGTGAAAATCCATTGTATCAAAACGCAGTGGTTGATGGTGTTTCAATGGCACGACCTGTTATGAGAAATACTCAATATACAAAAATTTTTCCTGAATTCGTAACGGATAAAGAATGTAATTATGTTCCTACGCCTAAACGTATTATGAAGGTTGATGACGTTCCCTATGATCCTTTTATTAAGAATTCCCAAAAATGGGAAACAATTAAAACTAGTGGGGTACCAATTAGGTATATTAACATGTGTGCTTCATATTTTATGGGTAAAGTCATAACTAAAAGTGAACCACGGGTTTTAAGTGAATTTGAAACAATTAATGGATTTGGATCTATGGTTCCTATAAACATGAAAACATCACCAGGTCTTTGGTCAAAATATTTTAGTGAAGGTAAGAAAGAAATTTTTACTCCTTTACCACAAACTTTTGGCGACGATGGGTGTCCTCTTCCCCAAACTTATGGATTTTCAGATAAGAGTAAAACTGAGAAATTAAGCGATTATGCTAATAAAACTTTATACACTATTATAGAAGAAAAAGAACAAAGCATGAAAGAATGCGTTATTCCAAGTTTTCCCTTTGTTAGTACTCTTAAGGATGAGCTCAAACCCATTGAAAAATTTAGAGTCGGTAAGGTTAGAGTTTTTGAACAATCTTCTCTTGATTTTGTGTATTTGTGTCGAAAATATTTTGGACACTTTATAGATTCTTACAAAGCTCAAGCCGGTTTTGATTTATACCATGGTATCGGGAAAGATGTTGATGCAATCTGGGGTCATTATGCTACTGGGCTTAGGACTCATAGTATTTTTGGACACGCTTTTGACTATAAAAACTTTGATGGCTCTGTACCGAAGGAATGTTATTCTTTCTTTAAATACATTACTGATCAATATTACACACATTCTTCTGTGGAGGAAAGAAATGTGCGTCATTGCATAATTGATAATTTGCAAAATTCACTCCACATTATGGGATTATATGCTTTTGAGTCTACTCAGGGAAATAAATCCGGAAACGCGTTTACTGACGTGTTTAATTCAATTTCAAATACTTTTCTAATTTGGATTACTTTTTTATCACATCAAATTGATAAGAAACAAAGCCCCGACTTGAGAGAATTTGATAAGGCTGTACGAATGTTGACGTACGGCGACGATGTTGTAATGACGGTTAAATTACAATATTTAGAACAAGGGTATGATGCCTTATTTATTCGCGATGCATTAGCAGAGCTGGGAGTAACCATTACCTCGGCGGCGAAAGATGGCACTATGCCCAATTACGTTACATTTGACGACCTTACTTTTCTTAAAAGACCATTTAGATATGATAGTGAGTTTGACATTTGGCGTGCCCCCCTCCCCCTACCTGATATAATGAAGGAGATCAAATATCGGCCTAAAAAGGCTAGAAATAATTTAGATGACATCCCACAAAGATTAGGAAATATACAGCGCTTTTTAGCACATTGGGACAGGAAGACTTTTGAAGATATTATTTCGAGACTTAAATCTCGTGATATTGATAGGGACTTCGCAGGCTGTTTTGGCCAGAGTTACGATGTTTTATCTGCGGAGATTAGATTGAAGCAATTAGCCTCTTCCAATTAGTGGGTGGGGTTATTTATATATCAATGGACCTGTCCTCCCTAGGACTTGTTTCATATTTCGCGGCCTTATATTTTGGACTTTGTTTTGGACGATTTTCGGTTAATATTGGC